CAAACCTAGAGTTAACCCAGAGAGCACTAATAAGAACTTGGGGACAAACAAAGGAACAGTTGTGGGATTATTGGGAAAATACGTTTACTTGGGACCAGGTTCTTACTATTACAACTACCAGTTCTTACGATATTGACCCTACAGCCATCTATGAAAGATATGTAGGAACAAATAGAATTATTGTTGATGACGAGGTTGATGGAATTTTGGTTAATCCAGAAGAAATCAATGTCTACGGAGATATATTCTGGTCAACAAACACCAAGGTTCCAGTCTAATCTGGTATACTTATGGTTATGGATTCTTTAATCAACCCAAAAACTGGTAAACCAATTGTTAATAATGTACGCCGTAAGGTAATCGACAAGCACTATGACTGGGGACTATACGTCTACAAGAAGTCAAATGGTAGGTGGTTTACAGATGGTAATGGCTCAGTCCTTAACATAGAGTCTATGAAGGGTGACCTTTTAAAAATTTCTCAACTAAAAACAGCAGCAAAACATTTTGGGGATGACGGAGAAGGAACAGCAGTATTTGTTCCAGGACTTACAAGAATTACAGAAGAAGAGTACAGCGTACAAAAAGACAGAATGAAGGAAGGACTTATTCCTTCTATGAACGACTTAGGCGCTTGGAAGGCTGCTCAAGATACAGTAGACAAGTTTGGTAGAGGAGCATTAGATGAGTGATGATTATCAGAATATTCAGGCTAGCCTAAATACACAAGATGCAGATGAAAACATTTTTAAAGATAAAGATCCATTTTCAAAGTCTTGGGAAGATTTAAAAGAATTAAGTGGCATCGACGTAAACTTTAAACGTAGAACCACTAGAACAATAAATAAAGCACTAGAACCAACTAATGCGTATCTAGACTCAGCAAATGCTCAGCCATCTGGACAAGGTGCAGGATCAAAGCAGATCAATCCTGGAACGGTATACAGAAATGGTTACGGCCTGTTTGATGTAATTACACCACCATACAACATGTACGAACTATCTAATTTTTATGATACATCTTTTGCCAACCATGCTGCTATTGATGCAAAGGTAGAAAACGTAGTTGGTCTTGGATATAGGTTTGATCCAACAGATAGAACCATGCTCAACTTTGAGGGTAAAGAAGCAACTGCCATTGAGAAGGCACGTAAGCGTATTGAAAGAATGAAGATTGAACTACGTGATTGGCTAGAGTCGCTAAATGATGACGATTCTTTCCAAAAGACAATGGAAAAATTCTATACAGATGTTCAGGCAACAGGTAATGGATTCCTTGAAATCGGAAGAACAGTAACTGGGGAGATTGGATATGTTGGTCATATCCCAGCAACAACAATTCGTGTTCGTAGAATTCGTGATGGGTATGTTCAGATTATTGGTCAGAAGTTAGTTTACTTCCGTAACTTTGGTGCAAGCAATCCAAACCCAGTAACTTCAGATGCTCGTCCAAATGAGATTATTCACTACAAGGAATACTCACCACTAAATACATTTTATGGAATTCCAGATATTATTGCTGCTATGCCATCACTTATTGGTGACCAACTAGCCTCACAATATAATATTGATTACTTCCAGAATAAGGCTGTCCCACGTTATGTAATCGTTACAAAGGGAGCAAAACTTTCTGGTGATGCTGAAGATAAGATGTTTAGATTTTTACAGACTGGACTTAAGGGACAAAATCATAGAACCCTTTACATTCCACTTCCTGGAGATACAGACAACCAAAAGGTTGAGTTTAAGATGGAGCCAATTGAAAACGGTATCCAAGATGGCTCATTCAAGGAGTATCGTAAGCAAAACCGTGACGATATTTTAATAGCACACCAAGTTCCAATATCTAAATTAGGTGGCTCTGAGTCTGGCGGTACTGCAGCAGCAATTGCTCAAGATAGAACATTTAAAGAGCAGGTATCTCGTCCAGCACAGAAGCATCTTGAAAAGGTTGTCAACAAGATTATTAAAGAAAAGACAGATATTTTAGAGTTTAAGTTTAATGAACTTACATTAACTGACGAAATTGCTCAGTCTCAGATTCTTGAAAGACTTGTTAAGACTCAGATTATGATGCCAAACGAGGCTCGTGATGTCCTAGATTTGCCACAAAGATCAGACGGAGATGAACCATTTGTCATGTCACCAAGACAGGCAACTGATGCAAGGGCAAACACTGCTGGAAACCGTGCAAGGGATACGGAAAGAACCAACAATCAATCTGATGGGGTTGCTACGGTATCTGGTAGAAATCCGCAGGGCGAAGGAAGAGCATCTCAATAATTGAGAAAACACTATAAAAGTTTGGTATAATAGAATCGTCATGAATATAAATAAAGCACACTGGGTTACAGATGGAGACAACGTTCGTCTCTCAATGCCTATTGGTAAGGTAGACGTAGAGCGCAGAATGGTTTCTGGTTTTGCTACCTTGGATAATGTTGATAAGCAGGGTGACATCGTAACAACTGATGCAAGCCTTGTTGCATTTAAAAACTTCCGTGGAAATCTACGTGAGATGCACCAGCAATCTGCTGTTGGAAAAATTATATCATTTAAAGAAGATCGTTATTTCGATCCAAGCACAAAGAAGTTTTATAGCGGAGTTTATGTTTCTGCTTATGTTTCAAAGGGTGCACAAGATGCTTGGGAAAAAGTTATCGACGGTACATATTCTGGATTCTCTATTGGTGGAAACATCACAAAGACAGATGACCAGTATGACGAGAAGTTAGACAAGTCTATTCGTGTTATTAAGGAATATGACCTATTTGAACTTTCACTAGTTGACAACCCAGCAAATCAGTTTGCAAATATTGTGTCTATCGAAAAGGTAGATGGAAAGAATGTTGTTGCGGGATCAGCAGCAGACATTGTTATTGAAAATGTTTTTTGGGATAAGGAAAATGATATTGTTCTAGCATCTGAGAATGAATCAGAGATCAGTCCTGTGAGTGGACAGCAAATGCAAAATATAGGTTTCGTTGAAAAAAATGACAAAGATAATGCAGAACAAATCAAATTCTTAGTTGATAGTGCTAAAGGCATTAAGACAATTAAGATGCAAAAGGAGGCAAGTCCTATGACAGAAGAAACAAATACAGTTGCAGAAGCACCAGTTGCTGATGCACCAGTTTTAGAAAATGTTGAGGTTGCTCCAGAGGCACAGACAGAAGTAGAGGCTCCAAGTGAGGCACCAGCAGTTACTGCAGATGCACCAACTGAAGCGCCTGCAGAAGAAAGTGCTGCTACTGCTGACGCAGTAGTCGCTGAAGAGAATACAGATGTCGTAAAATCTGAAGAGGCATTCGCTAATGCCGTTACAGACATCAAGAGTTCTCTAACAAATGCCTTTGGCGATCTAGCAGCAACAATTAAGTCAATCAATGACCAAGTTGCTGAGTTAACTAAATCCCTTTCAACAGTTACAACTAATGTTACAAATGTAGCAAAAGAAGTTGCTGAAGTTAAGGGTAATTTTAACGAGTTTGGAAAGAGAGTAGATGCCGTAGAGCAAGATACTGCTTTCCGCAAGTCTGGCGATCTTGGCGAGATCGTACAGGAGTTTTCAGAAATGAAGACTCAGAAATCCCTATGGGGCGGACGTTTCCTCAAAAATTCCGACCTATTTAATTAAAAAACACTCAGGAGGTGAAATATATGTCAGAACAAGAAATCGTAAAAAACTATCCAGGATCACCAACAGAAGCCCACGCCCATAACGGCGATGGATCTTTTGCATCAGGTGCTATTGGTGGTGCAACTGTAACAGGTCCAGATGGAAATCTTACACCAGCAGCAAGCCTTGGTAACATCGCAACTGCTAACTTTGGTGCAAATCCAGCAGGTCCTAACGCAGTAAATCCAACTGGTACACCAGGTGGTATTCTAGCACCAGAGCAGGCTCGTCGCTTCATCGACTATGTGTGGGATGCAACAGTTCTCGCCAAAGATGGTCGTAGAGTAACTATGCGAGCAAACACCATGGAACTTGAAAAAGTTAACGTTGGTGAGCGTGTAATCCGTGCTGCTGCCCAGGCTC